GACATGGAGTTTATCCAGTTATGGGGTCAACTTCAATCTGCACAAAGAATGGCAGAACACCTTGGTATAAATAACAGGGCAGTCCATTTACGCAGAAGGTGGATTGAAAAAGAATACAACATGACCCTCAATGCGAAAGACCATAGAGGTGATTTGTATAACAAAAACAGACCTAAATCTTTCTCTCCTTTAAAGCAAGTAGAACTTGGCATCCTAGATGGGACTGTCATTGTCTTCTCAGACGCTCACTTCATACCTGGTCAACGAACAACAGCATTTAAAGGGCTTCTGTGGGCTATCCAAGAGTTCAAGCCCAAAGCTATCATCTGTAACGGGGATGCGTTTGATGGTGCGTCTATCTCTCGACATGACGTAACTGAACAACCAGCTACTACTGTTATTCAAGAACTAAAGGCTTGTCAGGGTGCATTGGGTGAGATAGAAGAAGTTGCTAAAGCAGCAAGACAAAATGTAAAGCTACTGTTTACATGGGGTAATCACGATGTTAGGTTTGGTAATCGATTAGCGCAACACGCACCACAGTTTAAAGATGTTATAGGTTTTAAGCTGACAGACCACTTCCTTGATTGGGAATTTTGTTGGGCAGTATGGCCTACAGAGGATGTGATTATCAAACATCGATACAAAGGTGGTGTTCATGCTACTCACAACAATACAGTTAACGCTGGTGTGTCAATCGTTACTGGACACTTGCATAGCCTAAAAGTCACGCCATTTAACGACTATAACGGGATTCGATATGGTGTAGATACGGGGACTTTGGCTGAGACAGATGGCCCACAATTTACTTATGCTGAGATAAACCCAAGCAACCACAGATCAGGGTTTGCGGTGTTAAACTTCTTCAATGGTCAGCTTTTATGGCCTGAACTCGTCCATAAATTTGATGAAAATCAGATTCAGTTTAGTGGCGAAGTAATTGATGTAGGTGCATTTTGAGTGCTTGGCTAATCATTCTCACAGGGGCTATCTACGCCTACATTGCTGGTGAACAGCTTTGGAAAGATAACCCACACATGGCTATCGTGTACGCAGGGTACGCCTTTAGCAATGTGGGGCTTTATCTGTTGGCAAAGTAGCTTATTCGCTATCGTCTAGACCAGCAGCAATTACTTCTTCTTCTTCTGTATCTTCAAAATCGTCATCAAGTTCGTCAATTGCTTCATATTCAACTTCCCATCCATTTTCCTCTTGGAACTGGATAAACTCTTGAATGACTTTAATCTTATCAAAGTCGAAGGTTTCAACAATAATTTTCTCACTGCCTGTCCAACCAAATTCCATTTCAAATTTCATGATGTTCTCCTGAAGCAACCGATTGTTGCAATTACATAGTAAATTTGATTTATGACACTCAAGTGTCCTTCTGGAAGACTCCGTTGGGCAAAAGAGTACCCTTACGATTCTTGATCTGATCGTATGCAACTTCCATACAGTCTACCAGATTGATATCTTGAAGAGCGCAGTAATTGATAAGGCAGACCATGACATCACCAACAGAATCCACAATAGCTTCTTTGTCTTTTTTAATGGTGGCATCTGCGAGTTCTCCTATTTCAGAGACCGCCTTGAGTAGCTGAGACTCTGGGTTGCTATTAGGAATAATCTTTCGGGCTTCTGCCCATTGGATTATGCGAATTTCAATATCAGCGTAACTCATTTTTTTCCTTTAGTTTAGATTCAAAGAACTCAAAAGCCGCAACCTTGTCAAAGTCACACAACTCATAAGCCTTTATGTAATCTTCTTCATCTAGCTCTACCCATGTGCTTTGTGATGCAAAGTGATAGGGTTGCCCCTTCATTTTGTTTTCACGCTCAATGCGGTCAAACTCATCGTCTTCTTCTGATTTCATCTCACTCTCCTTAGTGGAAACTCTTGAGGCTTCTCAGGTGGTGGTGGCAACATCTTCTCTGAAGGTGGAGTCCATCCATGCTTTCTCCATAGTGCCTGGACATCCGATCCTGATTCCCACTTAAAGTCTTCTGTTGGCACTGAAGGGTAGCTAATCTTGGAATGCGGTGGTAGTTCAATCATGCTGACCACTCCCTTTCATTGCGTCCTGAGTTGGACTTAACTGTCTTACCAGTTAGATGGATAAGACCAATCTTCTGCATCTCGTTTAAACGCCTTGCAACCTGATTGTTCTCTAGTTTGGTCAGAGATGAGATTCCATCCTTTCCAAGCGCACCATAGGTCTGTAAACACTCCAGAATGATGTCATAGTGTTTGTTGACTACTGGCTTGATTGACTCTGCTGCTTCAAATGAAGTGAGAGGGTCTGTAGTCCTAACTCGTGGAAAGTTAGGTAAGTTAAACATTTTATCGAAAGCACTTTTAATATCCATTATTGACTCCTATTGGGTGAGGGGAAAACTGCTCGTCTGCAAGCTAGGAAAATCCTTTGCACAGCTCTCCCCTCGGGTTTATATTAACTCAAATCTTGTTTTCATCAAGTTTATGATCGCCACACCAATCAGTCATAAAGACAACTGGATAGCCTCCCATAGTTGGTGAATGTCTACGGCATCTGCCAATTATGTTGTGCTCTTCAGCATTGGGTTCTGTTCTGGCTTTTACAACAAACCACATACAAGTCATACAACTCATTTGCTTGGAACGATGAATCCACGGGTCATCTAATTTAATCATGTTATCTCCTAGAAAGGCAGGTCAGAATCATCGAAATTGGTAGCCTTAGACCTCTCAGAGGGCTTGGCTTTATATTCTTCTTTGGGTGATACTGCTAGACCCATGAACTTGCCTGACTTGCCCTCCTTGACCCATGCTGATAGCCAATAGTCCTTGCCATCAACAGTAATATTTCCTTTATAACTTGGAGCTTTCTCGTTCTCACGCTTGTCATTGCGAAAAAGTACGCCACTGTTATTCCGCTGCTCTTGTCGATTATTTTCCATTTTCATATTCCTTTATATGTCATTCCATTTAAAACTCTTCTAATTACATAATTAGATACTTGGAATTGATCCGATAGTTTTGCTACAGAATCTTTTGTTAACTTAGATTGACGAATGACTTTAACCATGTCAACAGTTAATTGCGCCTGACCATTTCTTGCACCAATAGTTGCTACTCCATGCTTAATAGAATCGGCAACATTTTCTTTTCTTGTCCCCCATCTTAAGTTTTCAAGCCTGTTATCTAACTTATTTCCATTGATATGCAGTACTTCGCAACCATCTGGACATTTGCCAACAAAAGCATGAAGAAGCAATCGGTGTTTGTAATAGGTCTTTGTTTTATCATTATTTGAAAAACTAACAACCTCATAACCAATTGTTGCAACAGTAAATTTCTTTTCTTTGCCATTCCTCCATAATCGACCATCTCTGGAGATAAATGTATTTGGCAAAAAATCTATCGGACGTATGTCTTCACTTTCCATTTATAACTCCTTGGCTTTTTTCAAAGCTGAACGCACTTTACTAGGTAGGAGTGTCCACAAGGCGATTTTTTGTTGATCGTCTAAGTTCTCTCCTTCCAACTTATCCCAAGCTGCCTTGGGGTCACCTTGCTCACACATGGCAATCAATTCCATTGCCATCTCTTGCAAGTACTGTAATTCCTCTGGAGGAATATTATCTTGTGCGCCTTGAGTAGGGCTAATGATGACCTTATCTTCCTTCAAGGGGGCAGAAGAGTCCAAGGCATCGTGTTCTACGATCTCCATTGCTGATACCCATAGGTATCTTCTAGTGTACGTTTCTACAGCCCCTAGGTTTTGAATTGGGTGGCAACCCTTTAGATTGGCTTCTGCCATAGGGCTTGTCAAAACGATCTCTGAGCCGTCTTCTGTGTCTGTGATAGTCAGACTAGCCAACTCTTTGCCAAACGACACCACACCACACAAACCAGTCTTATAGAAGATTGAGTTGATTGTTGGCAGAAAGTCACCTAATTCAAAGTATGAATACCCTGCAAACTTGTTGTGACCCGACTTTTTAAGTGGAGCGTGTTGCAAGAGTAACCTTGCCTCCATCAGCTTTTTATGTACACCCATGATTAACTCCTTTGATTTTCATCTAACTCTTGTTGAATAATCTCTTTTTGTTGTTCAGGATATAAATCCTTGAACTCGATAAAGTCTGCTTCTTGGCAGCAAACTATTTTATTTCCCTTGATTGTCAGGCAATAAGGGCAGTAGTGGATGTCTGAGAAATGTTCAGAATACTGTACAAATACTGTTTTCATGTGAGACTCTCGAAAGCCATTTCCCACAGAACATCACCAGCCAGATCGGTGAGCTTGTTCAACTCATCTTCTGTCAATCGTGTTCCATCTTCATAGCATCCACCTGAAAAGTAGGCATCACAGAAATCTGGATAATCTCCGCTAACCACTCCATCTACTTCTAGGTCTACAACCTTTTTTCCATTAAGAATCGGCATCATTCGCCCCTTGCTTTGAGCATTGCATCTGCCATTTCGTAAGAAAGTTCAGCCAATATAGTATTGTCAACAGAACCTTCCCATGACCAATGCTCATCGTCTCTTGTGTAATCGTGCATGATGGTTTTTAGTGCTACTGGCATAGCTTTAACCGCAATGTAGTCACGCAATGACATACCTGCATTTATTATCATTCCCGTCTTATCTTTGGCGACAAATGGGAAGGCTGCTTGATCTTTCATATTCACTCCTGTTTGTTTATTAAAATGTGGGTTTTTTGTTGCCCACACCCATAATGTGCCACATACATTCCTGAATTTACATAGGGGTTTTCCCTAATTTACGCAACTTTTTTCTATGCTAATCTAAAAAGACTTGTCCTATTAACTAATAGCCCTTCCTCTCCTCCTCCTCCTCTTATGCACATAGAAATACTTGAAAAAAGATGCGCTGAAGCCTTGCTTGGGTACTCTCAAACAATGGCAGATGCTTATACAACCGAACCAGAGGATTCAATTGCGGCTGTAACAGCTTTGCTTGCCAGAACGCTAGAACTTCATCTAAACCGACCAATTAACCTAGAGAACCTATGACCCAAGAAGCCATCATCAAATGTCTACAAAATGGATCGCTTACATCCTATGAAATGGAAGACTTAACGGGAATCCAAAGAACTTCCCTTGTTGCTGCTTGCAAGAAACTTGTTCGTAAGAAGCAAGCTACGGCTGAAAAGATCAAAATAGGGCGTTGCTGGATAATGCGATACACCCTTGCTGAACACATGATTGATGATGAAAAACCCGCCAATGATGCGCCTAGGTGTTTGCTAAACCCGTTTGACATTAGGAACGCACAAGGTATCTTTACCAAGGCTGAGTATGCGGTGATGAACTCTCAGGCTAGAAGACTGCTCGGCAGACAACCAACAAATGAAATTACCAACAATCAATATATTTGATACAATGTTTTGAAGCATGGATAGATAAGGGGTAGCTACCTTATCGAAAAGAGAGCCTCCCCTCCTTCCATTGTTTCTTTTTGTAAGAGGGAGGACAGAGCGAGGAGAAATTATGGCTACCAAAGTCGATATTTGGATGCCGCTATACATAGCGGATTACCTTTCTGCAACCTCTAGGTTGACCACAGAACAGCATGGTGCATACCTGTTGCTTATCATGGATTATTGGAAAAATGGCGCACCGCCTGACAATGACCAAGTTCTTGCACAGATAACAAAACTATCTCCCGATGCTTGGAGCAATGCTCGGACTATGCTTAAAGCATTCTTTCAAGTAGAAGATGGCTTATGGATTCAACCTCGAATTGAATCAGAGATGGTTAAAGCTCAACACAATAAACAAGTAAATGTTAATCGTGGGAAGGCTGGGGCTGAGGCTAGATGGAAGGATAAAAATGCTCCAAGCATAGATGAAGCATACTTGGAGGTATGCTCGGCAGATGGCACATCACCTTCACCTTCACCTTCACCTATATCTTCAATTAAGAAACAAGATACTAAAGTATCTTTGTCGGCAGAGGGTCTGCCAACTTGTCCACATCAAGATATTTTATTGCTTTACAAAAAGCATTTACCGCATCTTACTCAGCCAAGAGTTTGGGAAGGTAATCGGCAGGTAGTTTTAAAGTCAAGATGGATTCAAGCTGCCAAGCCATCGAACTACTCTCCTGAAGGGTACAAAACCAAAGAGGATGGGTTGAAGTGGTGGGACTCATTCTTTGGCTACATAGCAAATGATTCTTCTTTGGCAAACGGATTTAAAACCAAAGACAGAACTTGGTTGCCAGATTTGGAGTGGATTACTAATGCCACAAACTTCGCAAAAATTATTGATGGGAAATACGCAAAATGACATTCGCTAAACCAGACGCAAAACAAAAAGATGACTTTGAATATTCAACATATTGCTCAGTTGATGGATGTGGGTACTTATGGGCAGTCAGGGCTGATGGCGATAAGCCTAAATGCTCAAAACACCAATGGGCTAATGACGCACCCCAAAAGAAACGCATTTTTTCTGATTTACCAGAACTGAAAGTGAAAACTGTTGCTCAGTGGTATGACGACAAGGAGCAGGTATTTTGAATTATTTTCAAGCCATGAGACTGCTAGACAGAGTTAAAGAGGGTGTTCCGATCCCTTTACGCCTCATAAATGAAGCGTTAATCCTAACTGGCGACTTGGATGAGTAGATACCAATGGTATACAGCAGAAAAAACATTTCTAATGCTGGAGACAGAGTTATTTTGGAGAAAGCCGAAGCAAGGGAGATATTCCGAACTTGGCAATCCCTGAGAGACAATGATTTTGTTCGTGCCAGGCTTGAGAGAGCTGAAAGAATTTATGGTACGGGTGCAAGAGATCGCATAAGGGAATACATGAACCGAATCAAAGATGGGACACTTTTATGAGATATGCCGCTAGGGTAGATGCAAATCAAGACCAAATAGTTAGTGCTTTGCGATCTGCGGGTGCTTACGTTTGGATTATCGGTCTGCCAGTTGATTTATTGGTAGGGTATAAAAACCACACGTTTTTGGTAGAGATCAAAACAAACTCTAAAAAAAAGTTTACCAAGCTACAAACAGACTTTTTCGAGAATTGGTCAGGCGGGACATTGGCGAGAATTGACAACCCTGAAGCCGCATTGAGAATGATTCAGACATTAGGGTAAGTCCCTATGGTATTACGCAAGCAAATAGGTAAGATTTAATTTTAAACAGGAGTGAACATCATGGAAAATACTTGGGAATTTGATACAACAATCGGTCAAGGTAGCGAGGTAGTAACTGTAGTCTATGAATACGAAATAGACGATGACAAGTCAACCTATAACGAGTCTGTAAAACAAGTTTGGTTTGAAGGTCGTGATATTGTGGGATGTATGTCAGAAGAGGCTTATGCTGAATTGGATATAGAGGCTTCTATGCGGTTTCACGAACACAAGCAGAACTACAAGCAAACATCGGACATTCAGCCATGAGCGATAGTTCTCCTCACAGAGCGATACAGTTCCTTATTGATACGAGTCCCCTATATGCGAAGGCGAAGGCTGACAGGATGTATCTGGAAGAATACAGGAAAAGCAGAAAAGCCCAGTTAATGAGTCAAGCGGGTACTGAGGTTTTAGGTAAACAAGAGGTTTACGCTTATGCACACGAGGATTACGGGGTGATTCTGAGAGGAATCAGGGAAGCCGTAGAAATTGAGGAAAAATATCGTTGGCTAATGACTGCGGCACAAGCCCGCATTGAGGTATGGCGAACCGAGCAATATAGTGCCAGAATGGAACTGAAAGCTACTCAGTGAACAACAAACTAAGCGCAAAGCAAAGACTACACATAGGGAAGGTTAAGTTATTGCCGTGTTCAGTTTGCGATCAACATGGGCCAAGTGATGCACATCACATAGAGCAAAAATTACAGTATTGCGTTATTGCTTTGTGCCGTGATTGCCACAATAGCTGGCATGGTACTAAGGCCATTTGGAGAGTGCGAAAAATGGATGAACTAGCAGCCCTTGATATAACCATTCGCAGATTGACCCAAGAAATGCCCCTAGAAGACGATTCAAGCCCCTTTTAAGCCGTTTTTTTCACTAAGGTATAGCGTGGGAAGGGTAAAGCCCCTTAGAGCCTTAAATGTGGGCTTTTTATAGACGTAAAAAAACCCGCTTTTTAGGGCGGGTTGAGGGTTTAGCGTTTGCCTGACAGAATTCTAAGGATTAGGGCCGCAATTGCATAGATCACAATTGACCCTCTAAAGTTTGCAAAAATTCAATTACTGAATTTAATCCCGATTCAATTGTGTGATCTTCAAAATCGGAATTGTAGGATTGTTTTAGTACTTTTTGCGATAATGCTTCTTTTATATCGTAAAGCTCAAACATTGCAGCCGTCAGATTGTTATAGTCAACTTCAAGCCTTACAGGGTTTTCGAGCCAGTGGGTGTCAATCATTCTGTTACCCTCAAATCTTCCTCAATAACGGCCATTGCAGTGCAAATATCGCCCCAAATTTCATCAAATTGCTCATCACCTTCAGGAATAAGATCAGACCGATAAGCCTCTAAAGCATCCCAAATAATGCTAATTTGTTGTTTTATATCGTGCATTTTTAGCCCCTTAGAATTGACGATAAACGATTGAATGATCTGTCTCACCTATCAAAGCCCCTTGATCTGCTAAAAAATCAAGCACTTGCGCTTTTTGCTCATCTTCGTTTTGGGTTTTGTCTAATTCAATAGAACTATCATAGTCCGCTGCAATAGTTTGCCAATCTGACTCAGCAAAATCACAGCAAAGGCCAATAACGTCTAATTCTGAGTCATCACCGCATGAGTTATCTATTTCCTCTATATGGTCAAAAAGAACCCGCAAACCCTGATAGGAAAAGTTATCGGGTCGAATTTGACGGAAATAATCGCAGAATTCTGAAAAGTAAACAGTTGTTTTCATATTGAAACCTTAAAAAATATTAACCCCTAGGGAAACACCTAGGCCAATAACCCCCAATTTGAGGGTTATCAGTCTAAGAATTAAGCCACCTTTTGCTGCACTTGCATAAAATCAGGGTTCAAACCTTGATACGTGCCCGCATCATTACGCATTGGCATGACGACAACAACGGCATTGTTTTGATTATTGTGAATAACGCCCGATTGATCGCCCCTTTGAGACAATGAAAATGCTTTCCCCTTTTTAGCCCCGTAATACATTGCCAATGCCTCATTGCCCCTGACAAGCAAATCAGGTTCAAAATAGCTGGCTTTAATCTCTGAAAAAGCATCACGGGCGGGAACAACACGGGAAATATCGGGGTAACGTGCATCGATGGCTTGAAAACGGGCATTACCTAAAAGATAATAATCTTTTGCACCGCCTTCAATTGTTTCCAGATCGATAAATTCTGACTTTTTATCAATGGCTTTGATAGTGTCAGATGAAATGATTATTTGAAACCCGTATTCTGTTGGTGCATCGATAACGACAATTGGGCATTGTCCCGCAAATAAAATGTGTCCGTCAGTCCCGTAAACCATTGCCACTTCTGGGTGATTGATTGAAATGCAAACCCCTTGCAAATAGTAGCGAATGTCTTTTTTGGCAGAGCAAATCAATGCTGCACGAAGAACCGAAGTTTTGAGAGTGATTTTCATATTAAAGCCTTTTAAAAGTTGAAACCCTAGGCAAATCCTAGGCAATTGACCCCTAATCTAAGGGTCAACAGTCTAAGAATTACAGACCTTCCCACTTGTCAATGTCCATGTATCCTTCAAATTGGGCGTCATCTGTGAACTTCCCAAGCGTACACTTTTCACCAGTAACGGGAGGTTGCTCACCAAATGCGTCTGTAATCAAATAATAACCATACTTTTCACGCCCAAGTGGGTGAGGGAAATACAGGGCATTGAACCCGCCACAAGTTGAAATTGTCTCCAATTTTGTGTTTGGGTCAACGTCTATAAGTTTGCTAATTTTCATTGTAAACACCTATTTAAGATTGATTGAAAGTGAAATTTTAGGGCAAATCAAGTGCCTGGTTAACTAGGGAATACCCTTGCTGCCAAACTGCATTTTGAATTTGGTCAGGCAATGGATCATTTAAGGCGAACCATTCCAGAGTGCCATATTTTGCGTTACGTTTGCAAATGTCATAAAGAATAACATCTGCATGAGGTGATTTGAATTTGACAATTTGCCCTTCAAACAAGGGCTTAGATTGTGCGTTTGTTCCTGTATTCATATTTTCCCCTATTTAATCAAAACATCAAAGTAAGCAAGCAGACCCACGCAAAGCATGAGACCTAAGCCAATGGCGGTGAGAATGTCCAAAAATGTGTTTTTCATAATTTCACTTTCCAAATGTCAACAACAGTATCTGGGGCAAACCATCTTTGCTTAGAATCGGGTGCGTTTTTATGGGACAAATAAACTGTTTTTTCAGACCTTTCCCGCCATGCAGACCCAACTTCGTCATAAAGGGTTTTACCTTTCCAAAGTGTAAATTTCCAATCATCAGGAATTGATCCATTTGTTTCAAGGTCTGCAAGGTCTGTGATCGCCATTGAACAAACCAAATATTTCCAAACGTAGGTTTTCATGGTTTGCCCCTTACAAAAGCCAAATATAAATAGCCGTTGCATTAGGGTGCATAGTCAAAATCTGCTTTTCTAATTCAAAGCGATCATTTGCCCAAATTGCATCTGCATGATGTTTGTGATTGCAAAAATAGTTTATGCCAAAATATTTCATGTTAACGCCCTTAGTAGTTGATAAAAGAGAGG